GCGTGCGCGACGCACTGACCGCCGCATGAAGCCGCACGAACAGCGAGTCTTTGCCGAGAAGGCCGAGCTGGACGAGAAGATCGCCCGGCTCGATGCTTTTCTAGGCGGCGACGCAAGCCATGTGCTGCTGACGGAGCGCCAGCGCCAGTTGCTGACAGAGCAGCGGCACTACATGAGCCTCTACTCCAAAGTGCTTGGCGTGCGCATCAGCGAGTTCGAGCCTGAGCCGCCGCCCGCTGAACCAGATCTTGGAGAGTCGTGATGCTGGTGCGCAAGATGGTCGAGTGGGTGCAGGACACGCTGCAGGACAACAAGCCGCCCTTCTCGCGCTGGCCCGAGCGCGCCCTAGTCCGCTGGATCAACTTCGGCCAGATGACGCTTGCCAAGTACCTGCCGGATGTGTCGGCTCGAATTGACATCGTGAAGATGGTGCCAGGCGCGCAGCAAGACTTTGCGCGCGTGCTTGCCGCAAACATCATCGGCGGCACCGAGCGACGCGGCATCGCGTTGATGCGCGTGCTGCGCAACATGGGCGTCGATGGCCTGACCCCTGGGCCGGCGGTGCGCGGCGCGGTGGATCGCTACATCAAGGACGCCCTGGAACCGAACTGGCCCAACGAAACGGCCAACGCGGTGCGCGAAATTGTGTTCGACAAGTCGTTGCCAACGCGGTGCTGGATCAGTCCGGGAGCCCCGGCCACGCCCGATCTGTGGCTGCAGATTCAGTGGATGGCCTACCTTCCCGAAATTGCCGAGGGCGGATTGCCGGGAAGCGAAATCTACGCACCTTCTGGCTCATCTGCGACCGAACTGAGCATCACTGACGAGTACGCGGAGGATCTGCACCACTACGTCGTGGCGATGGCGCTGCTCAAGGGCAGCAAAGATTTCCAGAACATGAACAAGAGCCAGTACCATGCCGGCCTGTTCATGCAGTCGATCAACATGCAGGCTCAAGTGCAGACCGGGCAAAGCCCGAACCTGAAGGTGCTGCCGTTCCTTGAGGAGGGCGCTTGAGATGCTGAACTTCGATGACCTCGCGCCGACAGTGGCCGCTCGCGTAGAGGGTTGCCCGCATGTGATGGTAGTCGAGGCGCTGCGCGATGCGGCGATCGATTTCTGCGTGCGCACGCGGTTTCACGCCGTCGGTCATCAAGTCAATCTCGACGGCACTCAAGAGCCATCGTTCGACTTGGAGCAGCAGGTCGTGGACATCCTGCAAGCGAGCATCGACGGCGACGACGAGGCATGTGTGCATGTCGTTCGGCTGAACGACCCGATTGCCGACGACATCCCCGATGGCGACTACGTGCTTCGCTTCGTCGATGCCAACAACTTCGAGATCCTGCCGGCGCCAACGCTGACAGCGCCGATCACACTGAACCTGCTTCTGGTGCTGGCACCCGGCCCTGACGCCACCGGCATTCATGAAGACCTGTGGCGACGCCACAGAGAAGACTTGCGCAGCGGTGCGCTTGCGCGGCTTTACGCCGAGCCGTCGAAACCGTGGTCAAGCTCCGGCGCGGCCGACGCGCACCGCGCGCTGTTCGAGCGCGCCGTTACCAAGGCGGCGGCCTATGCCGGCCGCAACCGAACGCAGCCCGGTCGAAGGCTTCGAGTCAATCCGGCTTGGCCGGCAAAGTTCACCACGCGATAAGGCCATTCGGGGCCTTTCGCATTTCTTGGAGAGTCAAGCATGTCCCTCTGGTCAACCCTCGCCTCGCGAGTGTTCTCGACACTGACGCCAGGTTTCGTGCCCAAGGCTACTGAACCTGTCGGCACGAAGTTCTTGCGCGACGACGGCACTTGGCAGGTTGTAGCCGGTACTGGCCTGGCCGACGGCGACAAGGGCGACATCACGGTCAGCGGCTCGGGCACAAATTGGACGATCGACAACGGCGCCGTGACGCTGGCGAAGCAGGCCAACCTGCCGGCCAACACGATCGTCGGCAACAACACCGCCGCCGCCGCACCGCCGCAAGCGCTGAACTACGCGCAAGTGGTGGAAATCATCAACACCGCGCTTGGTGGCACTTCCTGGCAGTCTGGCGGCAGCGGAACACCGACGTTCGCTTCGATCATTGGCGCCGCGACTGACAACGCGAATCTGGCTGATGAGTTGTCCGATCGACAGCCGCTTGATGCTGACCTGACAGCGATCGCCGCGCTTGTGACGACAGCTTTTGGGCGCGGCCTGCTCACGCTGGCCGATGGGCCTGCACTGGCTTCGACGCACTCGCACTCGGGCGGGTCTGCAGCCTGGGGCGGCATCACCGGCACGCTGTCCGCGCAGACTGACCTGCAGACCGCGCTCGACGCGAAGGCAACGATCCTTGCGCCAGTCACTCTTTCCGCAAACACGAACCTGACCGCTTCCGCTCACGGCAACAGGCTGCTGCTCGTGGACACGGCCGGCCTGACGCTGACCATCAACAACGACGCTACCGGAGGGTGGACAGCCGACGACTCTCTGGACATTCAGGCTGTCGGAGCCGGGACGTTCACGCTTGTCCAGGGATCGGCAACGCTGACCACTGACAGCGGGACGAGCGCGGCAAGCGCCACGGCGATCGGCAAACGAGTGCAGGCCCAGCGCAGCGGGGCAAACGATTGGCGCACCATCTCTTCGGCCATTCCCTCGGGCGGCAGCGCGAGCAGCGTTTCCTACGGGTCGGTCGGCCCGAGTTCAGTGGTGCTACCGGAGCGCAACGCCAGTACGGTGCTTGCCAACCTCGGCGCCTTATCCGGCACCGTGGGCACGGCGACCGCCCGCACACTGACCGACACGCCGCTGGGCCGCTTCCCGCGTGTGGGGTATGTCGGCGCGGCGGCCATCAACACCCTGGTTCGCGCGGGCCATGAGAACACTTCCGGCGGACGTGTGTTGATGGGTGGTGGCGGCTACTGGCGCGCCCTGGTCATCGGCGCCGTCTCTGACGCCAGTTCACTCGGTTCGTTTGCGATGGGGGTATGGGCCAACAGCGCCCTCGCGGGCACGCCTATCCGAACGTCTGGCGGCGATGACTTCGGCTTGTGGCGTTGCCTTCTTGGCGCCAACGAGGGGTCTGCGCAACTGGTGGTGGGCTGGGGCGATCCGGCAGACGGCGCGATGGAAACCACGACCCTCAACGGTGGCTCAGGTTTCACCGCCCGCAGCGGCGACCCGTTCTCGTTCGAACTGGCCTACTTCCCCACCAGCGCGCCAGGGGGCCGCCGCATCGAGTGGGTTGCGACCAATCTGTCAAGCGAGTTGTCCGTCACTGGCACGATCACAACCCGCCTGCCCGCGAGCGCCACGCTCGGGCTCAGTCCCGCCGTCGCGCGGGACAGCCGAACCGAGGCGGCCATCGCGCCGGCCATCGACTTCATCGTGTCGGCCACCGGCTCATTCACGCGGACGCTACTTTGATGAAACTGCGCAGCGGCAAGCGGCGAGGCGGACGCACCGTCGGTGGCGGTGGCGGGCTCACTGGTCTGCGATGGAGCGACCCCGGAACCTGGCCCGGCGGTGTGTTCCCCGACGCCAACACGACGGTCAACATCCCGGTCGGGCAAACGTATATCGTGGACACGATGTCCGCAGTAGCGGCTGACGTTCAGGTATTCGGCACCCTCATCGGCGACCCCGCCGCCCCCGCCAAGCTGACGACCGGCTGGATCGATGTGCGCAGCACAGGGGTGCTGCAGTTAGGCGCCAGCAAGACGAACCGCTATGCCGGCCAGTTCGACATCGAACTCAACGGCGACGAAGCCGACAGTCCGTCGAGTCTGCGCTACGGTCACGATCAGACCGCGAGTACCGTGGCCGGCGATGGCCGCCTGACTCAACTTCACGTCAGTCTGGACGTGAACTTGCCCACCACAACCGAGAACATCACCGTCACTTTTACCAGCGCTTCTGCCTTCGACGTAAGCGGCTCGGTCAGCGGCTCCCTGGGCAGCGGAACCGTGGGCGTCCTGTTCAACAACAAGATCCGTTTCATCGCGGCCGGCACCTTCGCCAGCGGCGAGACGGTGACGGTTGAAATCTGGCAGCAGGGCCGGCGCAACAACGGCGTCAGTCGCGCCATCAACATTCACTCGGGCGGCATAGTTCGCATGCATGCCTCTCACTTGCCGACGCACGTCGTGCCGCTGGGTGCCAACGTGGCGGCTGGCGCCTCGACGTTCACGTTGGCGTCGGCCCCGAGCAACTGGCGCCCTGGCGACCTGATTGTGGTCAGCGGCAGCCAGTACCGTGACGTGCCGGAAGGCCAGTCCCAGGCTCTGACGATCCAGTCTATTGCCGGCACCTCGCTGACCACGACCAGCGCGATCACCGCCGCGCGCTGGGGTGTATTGCAGTACGTGACCGACACCGGTCTGTCCCTGACTCCCGGCACGCTGCCGACCAAGCCGGCCGCGATGCTGCAAGCCGACTACGACGCCATCTCGAAGACCGTGGATGAACGCGCTCGCGTGGTCAACCTGTCGCGCAACATCCGCATCTACTCGGCGGACGACTCCGCCTGGTCGAGCAACGGATTCGGTTTCCACATCATGCGCCACCCCGGCGGCCTGCTTGAGATGGACGGCGTGGAACTGTTCCGCGGTGGTCAGCGCGGCAACTTCGGTCGCTATCCGGTGCATTTGCACTGCGGCAGCTACGAACAGCCTTACGGCATGAACCTGCCGAGCAACGGCACGCTGATCGGCTCGGTTAACGACTACGTGGACAACTGCGTGGTACGCGACACGGCACAGCGCGGCATCGTCTGCCACATGATTCGCGGTGGCGCGGTGCGCAACAACGTGCTCTACAACACGGTAGGGCACGCCGTCTTCATGGAAGACGGCAGCGAGACCGAGACGATCATCCACGACAACGTGGTGATCAAGACCGCTGACGTGCCGAACGTCGATGCGTTCTTGGTGAGCGAAGTGGCCTCACCGCCCACGGGCGAAGCAGCCGGCGCTGCGGGCTTCTGGCTGGCGAACCCGTACCTCGATTTCCAGCGCAACCAAGCGTTCGAGTGCCCCATGATCGGCATCTGGAATGCCTGGGCGCAAGACTTCCCGCTGGCGCTGTCGCGCGAGATTGCGATGGTGCCAAAGAGCATGCCGGTTCTCGCGCACAGCAACAACAGGGCGTCCGGGTGTGGCCGCTTGCACAACGGTTTCGAGACTTCCGCGGCCATGGTGACTGGCATCTCGCACATCTCGAACCGGGGTGCCGTCTCGGAGGGCACGCGGTATCTGGGGCCGGCGGGCGCACGTCAACTCGTCTTCGGTGCCGAGCTTTCGTTCGCGAGTCGCCTGTACTTCAACCGCATCGGTACGCTGGAATACAGGGGCTGGACGAGCAGCAGCACGCAGACTTGGTGCTTTGTTGGCGCGGCCAGCAACGTGTTGCTGCCGGGCGTCATCAAGCACTGCCTTGGCGCGGGCTGGACGCTGAACAACTCCACGCTGCGCAACACCTACACGCGGTGGATGACCAGCTACCACGAGCTGCTGAACGCGCAGGATGCCATCGTCATCAACTTTCCCTACGCCCCGGTGGTGGACTTCCCGACAGGCGCGAACGTCCCGCAGTTTGGCGCGGCCATCGGTGGCGGCGACCTCTACACCAACTCGATGTTCAACCTGTACGAGTTCAAGAACATCATCCCTATCAATTCGTTGGTGCTGTTCCGGCCACGCCCGCCGCACATCGGCGACGGTGCGCCAGTCAACAACCGCTTCTGGACTTACGCTGGCGCGGTGCAGGACAAGAACGGCATCTCGATCCCCGCCGGGCGCTTCCGCGTCTATGACGAGCCGTTCCTGACGTTCGGCCTGACCGACCAAGTTGCGCTCACCCCCGCAGGCGTTGGCGAGTTTCACACCGCAAAGCGGCACTTCGGCGTGCAACCCACCAACACCAACGCTGAAACCAATCCCTACGCCCCGCGCAGGGCGCTTAACACCGACCGCCTAGACCCAGGCAACCTGTCGTCTGTGGTCGGCACTTGGAACATTGCTGACGGAACAACGTCTTCGGGCGTGGTGTTTCGCTCGTTCACCGCAGCGCAAGATGGCATCTATCGGATGACATGGCCGAACGACACGGTGAACTACGCGATGCTCGCCATCGAGTTCTTGACCGAGCCGACTGACAGCTTCGTGGTTGCGGTCGAGAAGTTCGGCGGCGCACCGACCGCGGTGTTCCTCACGACGCGAGACTTCAATGTTTACAGCGCCGGCCAGCAAGAGCCCGTGCCAACCGCGCAGCACATCAACGACGGAGAAGCCCGCAACTACTCAAGCGTCGCCAGCATTGCGGACGTGATCGCATCGTCTGGCGAGACGTACTTCTACGACTCGACTACCAATCTGGTGTGGGTGCGAGTCCGCGGTGGCCTGACCCGCGTCGGCGGGTACACCTACGGGCCGCAATCGCAAGAATCCGAGCTTTGCAACCTCTGCATCCGCAGCATCTGACCATGAGAAACATCATCCTTGCCGTCGCTCTGGCAGCGCCAATCGCCGCGCTAGCTCAGGCTGACACCGAGCAGCGCATCGCCCGCATGCAAGCGACTTGCGAGTGGCAGATGTTGGCTGGCGTGTGCGGCGTGAAGAACGACGACCGCCCACGCCTTCGCCCTGGCCGCGTCGAAATCCTCGGCACGCGGCGCATCCCAGCAGAGCAAGTGCAGTTCGTGCGTGACGGAGATAGGGACATGTGTTCGATCGTGGCCGGGGCATGCCGGAGCAACCCTGAAGGCAACCTGTGCCACATCGGCAAAACTTTTTGGGGGTGGCAATGAAAAAGCCGCTTCTGTCTCTGCTGTGATTGCCGAGCTGACCGGCTTTCTTGGATGCGCTCTCAAGGGCGATCCGCGTTTCTATGCCAAAGAGGTCGGCGTCAACAGCGAGAATCAGCGCCCGGGTACAGAAGGCGACTTCCGGCCGTGGCGCGTGCCGCTGGCCGTGACACCGGCCGCAGTGATTCCGAGCGACCGACTCACGCTGTACCGCATGGGCCGGGACTCGCCGACCCCACCGAACTTCTGGCTGTCGTGGACGACAGAGGTTCACGTAATCCGCGCCTTCGATGCTCTGGATCCTTTTGAGCGCACCTACTTCACTGGCGCGATCGGCGGGCCGCAGTGGGCGGCCAACAACATCAGTCTGGCCTCGACTCCGTATCCGGGAACGACACGGCTGCTTGCGGTGCCGCAGCCGACGGTGGCGCCGACCGTGACGCTTGTCACTGACGGCCCAAGCGGGGAATCTCGTCGCCTGTACTACTGCTACACCTGGGTCAACGACATCGGATGGGAGAGCGCGCCAAGCCCGCCGACGCTGGCACCACTTGCCAAACCTGGTGCCGTGCTGAACCTGAGCACCACCGAGTCGCCCCCAGCAGGCAACTACGGCATCAACCGCATCCGCTGGTATCGCACGCAGACGACAAGCACTCAAGGCGAAGCCGAGTTCTTCTTTCTGCGCGAGTACGCGGTCGGATCTTCGGGCAACCAAGACGATGCGCGCGACCTGGGCGCCGACGTGCTGCCGACCGAGTTCGCGACGCTGCGCCTACCGCTGCCGGCCGATGCGAAGTGGCTGACCTACTGCTGGAACGAGTTTGCTGCGTCGATTGTCGGCAAGACGGTTCGCTTCTGCGAGCCGGGCCTTGTGTACGCCTGGCCGCTGGGAAACGAGTACACCCTCGACAACACGCCGATCGCTTTGTGCTCGTTCGCGCAGCGGCTGCTTGTGCTCACCAGCGGCGGAGCCGAACTGTTCACTGGCGATGCGCCTGAGCGACTGGATCAGAAGCCTATTGCGCTGGCGCCCTGCGTGTCTTCGCGCAGTGTGGTGACTGCCGACTACTGGTGCGCATGGGCCGCAGCCGATGGGCTGTGGTTGTACTCGGCTGACGGCTCGACGCGCAATCTGACGGCCAACATCATGGATCGCAACCAGTGGCAGGCACTGAGCCCGGCCACGATGCACTGCCATCGTCTCGACCTGGGCGAAAACATGACGCTCATCGTCGGTTTCTACAACGACGGCGCGAGCAAGGGTTTTGTCCTCAACCCGGCCAACGACCGCGGCATCTACTTCTTGAGCCAGGGCTACAGCGCCGCGTATTGGGACAAGCTGCTTCGGCGCCTGTTCGTGCTGGCCGGTGCAGACGACTTGCGCGAATGGGATGCAGGCGCGTCGTTCATGACCGCAAAGTTTCGCAGCAAGGTCTATCGCCAGCAGGCGCACACCGAAGCGCAGTGGCTTGAACTGCTCGCCACTGGCGACGTGACGGCGCGCGTGTTCACGTCCAAGACCGATGCGCCGTCATCGTTCCAGACCGACATGAACGCTGCTGTGCAAACCGGCGTGACGAGGCTGCCCGATGGCACTGGCGGGCGCGACTTTCAGGTCGAACTCGAAACCCAAGCCCAAGTGCAGGGCGCAGTGATCGAATGACCGCAGCCGAACGCGCATCCAAGCCGCGCGCCGTGGGCAACGTGCCCGAGGGCTTGAGCCTTGAGTTGACGCGCTTCCTTGAGCAGATCAAGCGCGTTGCCGATGACGCCGTGAGCGGCCAGCTTGCGCGAGCCTACGTGAACGCTGGGCTTGTTGCTGGCGGGTCGGGCGGCGTCATCGATGCGCCTGATAGCGGCGACGAACCTGACCTGACGCCGCCGCCCGCGCCGTCGGGCGTGGCCGTGACAGCCGGCATCGACTTTGTGGGCATCACCACAAACAACCCTGCATTCACGGCCGGCAACGGCTACGGTCGAACCGTGGTGTACGGTGCCAAATACGGCGGCGCTGGCGCGCTTCCCACTTTCGCCAGCGCGGTGATCGCGCACGAGTTTGTGGGCGAGGTCGGCAGTTTCGCCAGCGAGCCCGGAACTCAGTGGCACATTTGGGTGGACTGGCGCACGCGCGATGGCGTGTTGTCGGGATCTCCGGTTGGTGGCGTCAACGGGTTTCAGGTCACAACCACATCGCTCGATGTCGGCAGCGACAACCTGCTTGGATTCAACTCGTTCGAAACTGACGCGAACGGCGATGGTCTGGCTGACGGATGGAGCGCATACAACGGCAACGCGCTGACGGCAACATACGATCGCCCGGCGGGCCGCATCAGTGGCGTGGCGCAGCGCATCTCATGGAACGGCGCACTGACCGATGTTCGCATGTCGGTAACAGCGTTCAGCGGCGGCGTGCGCGGCAACTGGCAGCCGTTGACCAGCTACGTTGTGTCGTTTTTCGCGCGCGCCACGGGAACCGCTGTCGGCGTAGGCATGCAACTGCTATGGAACGTCAGTCCTAGCACAACGGTTGTTCTCAAGAACCCACCACTGTCTGCCAACTGGCAGCGCTATGCGTTTCGCATCAGATTCGGCGCTGCGGCAGAGCCGAATGGCCCGCTGTACCCGGCTTTCGCCGCTTTGCCAGCCGTCGGCGCGGGCACGTTGTTGCTCGATGACTTTCAAGTCGAAGAAGGCGACAACCTTAGCGGCTACGCTGGCAAGCTCGCCGCGAACACCATCGTCGCTGGTGATGCTGCGATTGGTGATGCGGCGATCACCAACGCGATGATTGTGAACCTGTCGGCCACAAAGATCACAGCCGGATCTCTTGGCGTCGGTGAGTACATCCAGTCATCCGGCTTCGTGCCAGGATCGACTGCAGGCTTTCGATTCGATGGCGGCGGCGGTGCCGAAGTGCGCACCGTGGGCGGAGCGCGGATCTTCAACCTAGGCGCATCGGGCGCGGCATCTGTCTTCAAGATCGACAGCGCTTTCAACATCGATGGCAACGGAAACCTGACTCTAACCGGCGCGATCAGCGCTTCGACGATCAGCGGCTCAACAATCAGCGGCGGGACGATCACGGGATCGGTGCTGCAGACAGCCACCAGTGGCAAGCGATTTGAGGTCAACGTTGGCGGGAGCAACGAGGCAAGGTTTTTTGGTGATAGAGGCGACGGCACAGTTGAGCAACTTGCCGCCATCGGAGTCACCAGCGCTGGCGATGGAGAAATTGGTGTTTTCGGAAGCATTGGCAGCAGCCGCGTCGCGCTCAACGCGACTTCAAGCAAGACGGCTATCGTTGTAAACGCATTGGGCAACACGAACTCCATTGGGGTCAACGTGTTAAGCACTGGCACTGGTGTTTACGGCGAGACGAACGGCGACGGAAGGCTGAGCCTGCATGGCAGAAACTACGGAGGAAACGCTAGTTCTGCAGGCGTGTATGGTGAGTGCTTGAATGATCCACCGCTAAGCGGCCTTGGGGCTGGTGTGGCGGGATTTTCCAGCGGCGGTGATGGAGTGTTTGGAAGCTCTGGCATCGGTTATGGAGGACGATTTACAGGCAATGCAACCAAAGGCCCACTGTTTCTGACGCCACAATCATCGCCGCCCAGCAACACCGATACTGGCGGGGTGTGCTTTTTGCTGACTCCAAACTATGGCTACCAACTCTGCATTGCCAAGTCGGGCAATTGGTACATTGTTGGAACGGACAGCATTGTCTGGAACGATTCGGGCGGCGGTGGCGGCTCTTGATAATCTAGGCTCACTTTTCTGTAGTGCGCAAGCCAAGGCGCGCATTCACTGATTTCCTCAAGGATCACGATGATGGAACGTGTTGGCATTCAAGATCCCCGAACAGGAATGATCGTCCAAGTCCCAACGCTTTACAGCGGAGGCTTGTCGTCCAACAGCTTGCTCACGAGAGACGGCGGCCAGCGCCGCATCGACGGCAAACTCGTTCTCGACTACAGGCCATTCAATGGCGCTGTGTCATTGGGTCAAGGCACCACCAAGGCGGTAGAGAACTTCTACAAGTCGCTTGGGCTCAAGCCGGAGTACGAAACGGTCGGCACCGTCGAAGAAGACGGCGCACTGCGAGGCACCCCGATCACTCGCCCAACAGCCGCTTTTCAGAAGCAGATCGACGAGCTGGGGAATCGCTACAGCATCGCGCGCGTCAGCGGCGGCGGCAACAAGCGCCAGTTCGTGTTCGTGGACAACGCGACCGGCAAGGTCATGTACGCGGACAAGGAGTTCAAGCGCGACAGTCCGTGGAAGGCACCGCTCGAAGGCTTGGCGTTCGTGGGTGGTGCGGCGCTCGGCGCCTCGGCGCTTGGCGGCACGCTTGGCACCACTGGTGCTGGCGGCGCGGCCAGCAGTGCATCAGGCGCTGGCGGGTTGGCGACTAGCGGCACCTTGCCAGTGGCAACTACGACCAGCATGTCGTCGCTGCCGACGATCGGATCGACCGCGGGTTTGGGCACCGCTGGTGCGGCCGGCGGCGCCACCAACGCCGCCCTGATCGAGTCTGCGGTCGGGACTGCTGGCTACGGCGCAAGTTCCGCAAGTGCTGGCGCGAATGCTGGCGGGGGCTGGCTCAGTTCGATCGGCAACCGACTGGCATCGGGATGGAACGCGCTGACACCCGCGCAACAGTTGCAACTTGGCGGCCAGCTTGGCAGCGCCGTGCTTGGTGGCCTGGGGGCATCTTCAAGTGGCGGCGGTTCCGGCGCCGGCCGGGCTACCGGCGCGGCCAACGCGCTCGGCGACATCGCTGGACGCCAACTCACCTTGGCCGACCAACTGAGCAACGAGCGGGCCGGGCGGCAACTTGGCTACGACGCGCGGTTTTCGCAGATCCTCGATGAGATTCTGGCAAGCCAGCGCACAAGCAACGACCGCAGCAATCAACTGCGGCGCGAGTACGAAACCACCTACCTTCCAGCGCAGAGGCGCATGGCAGAAACAGCGGCCAACTACGACACCGCCGGCCGACGCGCCGCGGCTGGTGCCGAGGCTGTGGCCGGTGTGGATGCGCAACTCGCACGCCAACGCGAAGCGTTGGTGCGCGATCTTGGCCGCTCCGGCGTGAGCCTGGACAGCGGCCGATCGCTCACGCTGGACGCTGCACAGCGATTCGTCGGCGCCAGGGCCGGCGCCGCAGCCGATCGCGCCGCGCGCCAAGGCATCGAGGATCGCGGCATCGCACTCACGCGCGACGTAGCGCAGATGGGCAACCAGACTGCGGGCCTGAGCGGCAACTTCATGCAGACCGGCCTAAGTGCTGGTGGACAAGCCGCGGGCACGCTGGGCCAGCAGCAGAACGTGTACAACCAGACGCTGCAGCCCGTGCGCGCTACGCTGGGAGATGCCGCTGGCACCTACGGCCAAGTCGGCAATCTGCAGCTTGGCCTGTCTGCAGATCGGCGCGCGCAGGATCGGCAAGACGCTGAAGGTTATGCTGGCCTGGGCAACATCATCGGCACGCTTGGCGGGCTGTGGCTGGGGGGGAAACCATGAACGGGCTTGCAAGGTTTGGGTTGGGCGCAGGCGCGGCGCTCGGCGGGTTCAACCAAGCCATCGACCGCCAGCAGCAACAGGAAGAACGCGCCAAGCGCATGTCGCTGCTCGACTATCAGATCAACCGCCAGAAGCGCGCCGACGAGATGGCCGACCGCGACATGGATGACGCTCAGGCCGCGCGCCAAGCAGCCATGACGGCGATCGAAGAAGACCGCGCCGAGTACGAAGCGCAGGCCACGAAGGCGCTGCCCGGCCCAACGCTTGACGGTGGCGCGGTAGCACGCGCGCCGATGCAGCCTTACCGGCCAAGTCAGAAAGCGCTGCTCAGGGCTGCGCAGGCCGAGTACGACGAGCTTTTCAGGCGCGGGCGCTACGACCTGGGCGCGGCCAAGTACGTCCAGGCGGCGGCGCTGCGCACGCAGTTCCAGCAAGAAGCCGGCATGCGCGCCATGCAGGCTTTGCAGATGGGGGGCGACTTCATCACGCCGTTCCGTGAGCTTGATGAGCAGATGGACGATGGTCTGATCGGCGAAATCGAAGAAGTGCGCGGACGCAGCGGCGAGCGCAATTTCAAGATCTTGCAGAAGAGCCGCTTTACCGGCGAGCCTTCCGGCCAGCCGTTCACGGTCACGGCGCAGCAGATGCAGGACATCATCTCTCAGCGCTTGGCCGATCCGAAAACGCTGATCAAGATGAACTTGGAATCGTACCTCGATGCTCGGAAAGCGGCCAATGACGTGCGCGTCAACGCCGAGAAGGAGGCTGATCGGCGCAAGACCAACGAGCAGGAGTTTGGTCTTCGAAGGGACTTGGAGAAGTTCAAGAGCAACTTGACCTTGGGTGAGATTGGCGCGCGCGGCGCGCAGGATCGCAAAACAAATGCCGCCAAGCAGGACGGTGATGCCGACGGCGGCAACGTCCGCACGCTTACTCAAGCCAACCGCGCGGTGGAGACGGCGCGCAATGCTTTGCAGCAGGCGCGGCAGGCCGCGATCGAGATTCGCCTGAAAACGCTGGACGGCGACCTCATGAATGGCGAAGAACGCGCGAAGGCGGTGGCCGATGATCCAGAAGTAAGGGCCGCCAATGCCGAGTATCAGCGTGCGCTGGACGTGCGAAATCGATTGGCGAATGGCGAGAAGCCTGGGCTGTCGGCCAACATGCCGCCTCAGCCTTCCGTCGCGCCGCCTCAGCCTTCCGTCGCGCGGAAAGACGCAAACCGCATCCGATTGGATGCGCAGGGCAACGTGATCCAATAGACGACGATGCCGCGCGAGCTTGAACTGTTCGATGGGACGCTGCTTGAGTTTCCAGACGAAACGCCAGATGACGTGATGCTGGCCGCCGGCCGGCGCGAAACGCAGCGTCTTCGTGATGCCGCCGCCCGCCGGCCGCTGCCGCGCGACGTGACGCCATCGCCAGGTGGCCGCGGCGACGCAGGCGCGACGGCAGAGCAAGCGGTGCAGCGCGCGCCGCTTCCTTCGCCGATGCAGCGCATTGCCGAAGTTGATCGAGGCATCCGGCAAGCCGCGGCCGATCGCCAAGCGCGCCTGACTCAACCCGAGCCGCCGGCTGTTCAATCGGTGTTCGACGCCACGCAGCCGCCAAGCGTGCCGGCCGTGCCGCCCGAGCAGCGCATGAGCGATGCCGAGTACGCGGCGCTGGTCGAGCCTGGCTTGAGTGCGCGGCAGCGCTTCGAGCGCAGTGCGCAAAACCCAGGCAGTGTCCAGCCGAGCGACCCGCGCAACGCAGTGGGCGATGCGCTGCGCGGCTTCGACCGCAAGCCGATTGACAGATCGACGAGCGGGTATGCAAAAGAGGTTGTCGGCGACGCGCTGCGCGGTGTCGCGAAGGTTTTTCCCGGGCTTGGAAGCGCGGCGTGGGGCGTTGTGCAGGCCGCCGCCGATGTGGCGGACTCCGACAAGATCGCAGACTTTGCCAGCGATGCCAACCAAGCCGGCCAGCGTCTGCTGGCGTCGTTCGACAATCCGAACGGCGACAAACTTGTCAGTGGCGCGTTCCAGTCGCTCGGCACCGCCGCGGTGACCGGCGCAACGGGTGGCACGATAGCGGCAATCGGCGCAATGGTCGGCCAGACAGCCGGCGATCAGTACGCGCTGCTGCGCCGCTCGGGCTTCACGGTGGAAGAGTCTATCGAGGGCGCGTCCGTGCATGGCGTGGCCGAGTTCATCGGCGAGCGCATCGGCATGCCTGGTCTGGCGCGGCTGGTGGGCGGCATGGCAAGCAGAACTGGCATGCGGCCGGCCGCCGTGCTGAAAGAAGCGCTCAAGCAGCAGGGCGAGGAACAGGTCACGCTGGCGATCCAGAACCTGTACGACAAGACCGGACGTGCAGGCACGCGGCCGGATATGACGCTGGACGAGTACATCGATGACGCCGTTCAGACGGCCGCGCAGACCGTGATCATGACCGCGTCGGCCGGCGGCGGCGGTGCCGCGGCGCGCGCTTTGTCGTCGATCGAGCGCCGGAAGGCCGCGGTTGCGCGACTGGATGACATGGCCGCCGAGTTTGGCATCCCGAGCAAGGCGGTCAAAGCGATCAAGGAGCAGTCCGAGCGCGTGCCCATCAACGACGCGCCAGGCTTCATGAAGCGCGCGATCGCCGCGCTGCGAAACCGCGGAGTGGTTGGCCCTCAAGCCACAGACGACGCGCTGGCCGCGCTCGACGAACAGCCGCCATCTCCCGCAACATCCTCAAACCCTTATTTGGTTCCGCGTGAAACACTGCAGCCCCCTCAAGAGCTGCTTGCCACGATTGAAGACTTGGCCGGCATGCAAGATGACGGAACCGGCTTGGCCGACATGCCGCCGCGCACACCGATCGACGACGCCGCGCACGACGCAGCCACGTCGCCCGAGAACGACCTGAGCGAGCCGACCGAAGGCCAAAAGCAGGCCGGCAACTACAAGGTCGGACGCGCGCGCATTGCCGGCATGGATATCAGCATCGAGAACCCCGAAGGCTCGGTGCGGCGCGGCGTCGATCCTGATGGCAACCCGTGGGAAACCACGATGCGCGCGCACTACGGCTATGTGCGAGGCAGCGAAGCCAAGGACGGCGACCATGTGGACGTGTTCATCAAGCCGGGCACGCCGCCGGAGTATGCCGGCCCGGTGTTTGTGGTCGATCAGATTGACCCCAGGACTGGCAAGTACGACGAGGCCAAGGCGATCATTGGCGCTGCTGACCAAGCCGAGGCAGAGGCCATCTACCGAAGCAACTACGCTGACGACTGGCGGGGGCTGGGCGCAATCACCAGCATGCCGATCAACGCTTTTAAGGCGTGGGCGTCCAGCAAGGAAGCCCGCAAGCCGCTGGGGATCCTGAATGGAGGAATTGCTGCCAGAACTGCAGGCGATGGAATCGCTCGGTCTGCTGACGCCGGACGAAGCGCTGGAAGCGAACTGCTACGCGACGACGCTCGACGACTGGCTGACGATGCCGGCATCGCTGATGAACAAGGTGTTCGCGGCGAAGGTGTTGATGGAATTCGACCCGGACAACCAGTCAGCAACAATGCACTGAGCGCCGCGCCGCCGGCCGCACCGCAGCGCATCATTGCTCGCGCCGGTCGCACGCCCAACGCTACCACCGATGTCGAGCTGCGCACCAACGACAGCGGCACGGTGACGCCCTACATGGAGGGCAAGCCGCTGCTTGACTATGACAGCGGCCAGCCGATCGAACTCGACGCTGGCGTGTCGGATCTGGACGCCAAGAAAGCCATCCGCGCCGCTGGCGCCGTTGGCAACAAGACCAACTTCTACCCGCCAAAGAATGCAGCGGCGCAGGCAGAAGGCGAGGGCGCGCGTGCGGGTGCGTCCGAGCCCGCGGTTTCGAGAGTGTCCGCGCCTGTTGCCGCTGCACCATCTGTTGCGGCGTCGGCCGCCCCGCCCACAAGCGCGGCCGTGATCACCAGCCAAGGAGCCGCCGATGAAAAAGGCCAAAGCCCCAGCCAAGAAGCCGGGCAAGACCGGCAAGCCCAAGCCGTACTAAGCGGCAGCGCGGCGGACAGGGCCAAGTCCGTCGCGCCAAAGGCGCATCCGCACACCGTCATGGGAAGCCGCCTGTTGGCGGTGCTTTCCAAGGATCTGCGCGGACTGAGCCCGAGCTTGATCGCCGACCTGAGCCACCGCTTTGAGACAAAGCGAATCGGCAAGAACGGCAGGCGTGTGACGCAGTGGCGCAACCCGATGATCCCCGGCATTGGCAAGTTGTTCCGCGCTGGCGGAAGCAGCGACTTTACCGAGATGGCCGAAACGCTGGAAGCGCGCGGCTATCTGCCGCCAGGCACCGTCGAGAGCGGCAGCTACGAGTTCAAGGTGCAGTCGATCATTCAGGACGCCCTGAACCGCGTCGAGGCCAAGACACAGGATGAGGAACTGGCCGACGCCGAGGCGGCGGCCGAAGCCGAACGCGAGCACTACCAAGCGCTTGACGCCGAGGCCGCCGCCGAAGCAGAGGCCGAGCGTGCGGCTATCATGGCCGAGAACGACCTGACGGCGGCCGACATGCAGGCCGTGGACGACGATGACATCGCGTTCGACTGGCCCCCGACCAGCAAGGAAGCTCTACGTGAAATCGCTCAAGCAGCCGATGACGCCGCGGCGCAAGAAGGCGCTGACGAAGCTCGCCAAGATGCCGGCGAAGGATCGGACGCGCCTGCTCAAGCTCGAAGCGCTGCGGCGCAACCTGACGCCCAAGAAGGGCTGACGGCACCGACCGCCGAGTCTCTGCGCGCTGACGCCGAGCGCGCTTCCGCCGCCGACAAGGCCGACCGCGCCGAGCAGAAGCGCCTCGCCGACAAGGCGCGCGCCGATGCCGAGCGCGACGAGTTCACGCTCACCGGCAGCGACCGCGCCGCCGATGTGGAGGCTGCTGCGGGACAGCGCGGCATGTTCGACGAGCCGACCGCTGACGCGCGCCAACTTGGCCGCGAGGCCGGCCAGCGCGGCGATCCGCGTGACCCGCCGCAAGACCTGAGCAACACCGACAAGCAACTCTGGCGTGCCGGATGGGATCAGTCGAAGCAGACAAAGGTGACGCCGCAGGTTGCGCCGCGCGCCCCGCGCACCGCCAACACCGAAAAGCTCATCGCCCTGCGCAAGCGTGCGTCTGTTCTTCAATCCCTCCTTGACTGCCTGACATCATGAGCGAAGGAGACGCCAAGTTTTCAGCCGCAATTCTCTCGCGCTTGTCCAAGCAGCAAGAGTCGATGGAAAGGCTTTTCAGCGCAGTGGAGGCCGGAATCGCCGACCTTGCTGACCCGGCTCGCATGGCTGGCATCGAGCGCATGTTGAGCGCGCAGGAAACAGCACTTGCAGAAATGATCGAGGCTGTCGGCGCGAACGCGACCGCGGCGGCAGTTGATCGACTTGCTGCGGCAATTCGCGAGGCTGCGCCAGTCGTCAACGTGGCCTCGCCTCAAGTGAGCGTTGCGGCTCCAAACGTTACGGTCAAGGTCGAGCCAACTCCAATCACGGTTGAGGCTGTAATGCCGACGCCACCTGAGATCCCTGCGCCAGTCGTGCAAGTCATGCCCGCGCAGAGTCAGAAGGGCGCAAAGTGGGAAGTACGCGTACCGAACACCTATGGAGGGCCTGACCGCGTGATGACCATTGAGAGAGTCGCGTGACCGCATTCGCCATCAATGCCGGCGGCACGACCGAGTGGGATTCGCTGTCTGGTGGCAGCGTGAATGCCACGCTCGACACCTACACGATCAGCAACGGCACCACGCTGCGCATTGCCTGCGACAGCTACCAATGCGCCAACCACTCGGCTGCGTTCGGGTCGCTTGATACTGTCTCGTTCTCCGGTATTGGCGGGAAGCTGCAGATCGACGGCACCCAGGTGCGGGTGATTCCGTACAACACTGGCACTGGCAACGTCCCGGCGGTGGGAACATCGATCAGTCAGGGAGGCGTCAGCGGCGCGCTGCTGGGCGTGTGGAGCGGATGGCAAGCCGAGCCTACAGCGGCCGGATCCGCCATGCCGGCCAGCGGCTTCATCAAGATCAAGTCCAAGACTGGTGGCAGCTTTGCGGCTGGTGCGCTCACCGGCATCGGCGCATCGGCTACTGGCGCAGACGTAGTTGGCTGGATCGAGGTTCGCGGCGCAGACACGGCCACGATCACGGTGCCGCGAATCGGCGCGTTCGAGGTGATCGGTGACTGGTTTGAACTGGGCACCACCAGCGGCGCACGCGGCCAGGTGCTGCCGTGCCCGACCACGGCCACGGTGGCAGGCGTATTCCCCGGCGTGTGGATCGAGACTGCCAGTGGCAGCGGGGTCTATCAACGCTTCCCGGGCGTCGGCTCGATGGTCAACAGCGCCAGCACGCCGACCGACGAGCGCGGCAAAGTGGTGTGGCAGACCACCGGCGGTATCCGCATCGGCAGCGACGGCACTAACAACGTCGGTTTTCTGCCGCCGTCCGGCTGCAGGGTGCGCATCCCGAACGTCATTCTGACGTGCTGCACGCGCACCACTGGTGGCAGCGGGATTCGCGTGTTGCCCAACTCCACGCTTGCCACTAGGCAAGAGTTTGTCACCACGGCGGCAGGCGACATCGATATCAGCCACGCCGTCATGCATTGGTACGGCAACTTCCTGCAGGCGTTTCGCGCCGACATTTCCAACAGCGCCATCGGCGACACGATGGTGCTTCAAGAAATCGCCAGCCCTATCGCGGTGGACAACTGCATCGTGTCTCCCACGCAGGCGCAGTTGAACTTCGCGCTGAATATGCTTTCGTGCTTCGGCGGCGGCGCGTTCTCCAACGTCAACTTGGCGCGCTTTTCTCTTGCTGCCAGCGGCGCCTACGTGGCGCAGTGCAACTTCAACAAAGGCATTGTTTTCAGCAATGTCAAGGCGCAGACGCTGCTGAACCGTGGAAACACCACTACGGGCACTTGGACGGCGACGCAGAACGTGGACTGCACTTGGAGCGGCTGCGTCAACATCGGCGGCCGGCACCTAGCCGTCGGCGCGCAACGGCCGGTGTTCACAAACTTGCGCTACGCCGACCAGTTCAGCGGCACCACGGGCACCACGAACGCGCACTACGCCATTGACATGACCACTGGCTGCGTCTCGCCAAAGGTCGATGGCATGGACTTCTTGGGCCTGACCAACGTACATCCTTACAACGGTTTGGTCAGCGCGAGCGCTTGCTACGGAGTCAAAGCGCGCAATATTGGCACCTACGCATCTCCGCTGAGTTTGGGCAGCGCGAACGCCAGCGGCCTAATTTTCAACGGCGCCGGCAACAACGACGGCATCGAACTCAAGCGCATCTACGTCAGCAACACGCGAACCGGAGCGTGGGCGTTTGTCAACTCCGACAACACCGTCGAGATTGCCGACGTGAAGGCCGACTATGCCGACACGACCGTCATCGCGGCGCTGAACGCCGTCGCCAAGGCCGTGTCGCTCACTGGCTCAACCACCGGTCAAGTGTCGGTGTACGGAACGCACTGGAAGGACAGCTTCACAAGCGCCACCGTCGGCAAGATCGAGATACTGTGCAACGAAGCCACGACGGCGAGCGCGGCGCAGTGCGCGGCAACTGGCGGCACGCCGCGCTTCAATTCCAGCGGACAGGTTGCGCTGACGACGATCGGCGATCAGGTCACTTGGGAGATGCCGTACTTCGCCCGCGGCCACACAGCGCTGGCAAATCTCGCGCCGACGCTGACCGGCACCAACACCGGCAACTTGACCTACGAGTTTCAGTGGGACAAAACGGGCGGCGGCTACAACGGCGCTTGGCTCACGCTCAACGCGACGAACCTCAACGCGGTAGGCGCCATCGATCCCGCCATTGGCATCAAGCTCAAGGTGCGCGCTACCTGCGCCACGGCCAATGCTGGCAACCTGTTGACCAACATCGCCATCCCTACAGTGACGACAAGCGTCGCGCAGGGCGGGAATCCGTACCCTTTGGACACGGCCACGGTGACGTTTACGGGTCTTCAGCCCGGCTCAGACGTGGTAGTGCTGAGCGCTGGAACCACGACAATCCTGGCGCAGAAGGACGCGAACGCGGGCACGACATACGCCTACAGCTACGAAGGCACGCCTACGGTGGACGTGGGCTTTCTGATTCACGGGTTTGTGCCGTTGTACATCCGCGGGCTGGCGTTGACGACAGGCAATTCAAGCATCCCGGTTGCGCAAGTCGCAGACCGCAATTTCTTTTGAGGAAAAGGAAGGCTCATGGCGAAGATCACATCTCGGGCACAACTGAACGTCGGCACCGAACTGACGGTGGACGAGACGGCGCGCACCATCACGCTGAACGTGGCTGGCAACTTGGTAGCGAAGGACGGCGTGACGTGGCAGGCGCTCTACTCCAAGCTGGTGGAGCTGTGGGCGACTGCGGCGTATCAAGACTCGCCCTTCCCGGTGTATGCGATTGACGCGCGCTCGGGCCAATTCCAGATTGGCACTGACGGCGCGCGGTTCAACAACTGGCGCTTTGCCGACGACGCAACGCGCAGCTACATGCGCGACGGCGGATGGAGCGAATACACGCCAACGACGCCCGGCTCTGACGGCACGAGCGCCGCCGGCACCCTTGCGCGCGAGTACGTGGGCATTGTGGCCCTGGCTTCTGGCTTCCCGGCCGGCGCGCAGTTTTACTACCAGCGCGCCGTGGGCGGCGCCCCGATCAACTTCACCTACAACGACGCGCCGAACGAGGGCATCCAAGTGTTCGGCGACGCGACAAACGGCAACTTCGACTCGCGCGCGTTCTTCAAGATTTTCTGCCGCGAGTACAACTACACCTACGACGATGCGGTACTGAGCGACGTTGGCGAGACAGGCACGGGCGCGTTCAAGGTGTCGCTGCCGGTGTCGGTGAACGCCGAGACCGGCAAGGTGACAGCCAACGATGCGACGGTAGCAGCAAATGCGCCGTACAACGGCATCACGGTGGAGTTCTTCGCATCCGACCAAAACCGCACGATCGGCGGCACGGCATATCCGTTCCGCAAGATCATCCAGGGCAACGGCGGCACGCTCGAACAGATCTACACCAAGATGCAGTATTTGCTGCGCCAAGCGGGCGACATTGACAGCGGTGCGGGCTCTGTGACCGGCAAGACGGCCGACCAGTTGTGCTACTTCGAAGGAGACACGCTCTACACCACGCAAGGCGTGTATATCGACAACGTGCTGCCCGCCGACAGCAACCGCGTGGTCTTTGTTGACCAGAACGGCGTGCAGCGAACAAACCCGTTCACGGCTGCCGGAACGTTGTCATTCAATGCGGCGCTGGTGGGCGCGGGGTCAAGCTATCGGCTGTTCTTCGCATCGCTGCCTGGCGCCGGCAACGACTGGGGCGAAAACGGCGCTGTGACGGTGAACAACGCTGCCGGCACACCGATCACCGGCACGATCTCGTCGGCCACTATTGCGTTTGACTTCGACTACGATGGCAACGTGCAGGGTGGGCGCATCGCTGGCACGGACGCGGCGGTGGAGCTGATCTGCATCCGCCCCGGCACCGGAAAGTACGTGCGCGTAAGTGCCACGCTGACGAGAAGCAAGGCAATCTCAATCAGCGCAGTGGCCGAACAAGACCGAGCCTACGTGTGAGGCGGCGGCGTGTCCTACACCTTTGACGGCACCGCGAAGACAATCACGATTACCGCTCAGACGGTGATGAGCGTGAGGGATGTTTACTCGCGGTGGGTGGATTGGGTGGCCGGGAATGCACAGTACCTGCCGGCGTTTCGCACGGTGGGCGGCGATGACATCGATCTGACAGCCGGAACGGCGGTGCCGATCTACGCCTACCTCACAAACGGGTGGCGCATCCGGCCGCAGGAGTCAGACCACACGCTGACTGTGAACGACGGTGTGCTGCTGGTTGATGGTGGCGGAGATCCGTTCCTTGACACGCTTGGCGACTTCACCGTGCGAGTGAACTATCAGCAACCGGTGCAGGCGATCACGGTGGCTACCGGTGGAGGCGGCGGAGCAACGCCGTCCCAGGTCGCCGACGCCGTGTGGCAGCGCGTGGTCGAGAGCGGGATGAGCGCGGAAGAACTGTTGCGCATCATCATGGCCGGCATATCGGGACGCACAAACGGCGCTGGGTCGGCTGCCGAGTCGTTTCTTTCGGTCAGCGGCGCGAAGACGCGCATCCAGACCGGATTCGATGGTGCCGGTAACCGAGCAACCGTCACGCTGGACGCTACGCCGTGAAGCAGTTTGGGACGCGCCAGTTCGGGTTGCGTCAGTTCTCGGCGCGGCACTGGCGCAAAGCGGTTGACGTTGCGGCACCATCTGCCGCCATCCCGACCGGAGGCGATGACGGCCCAGCGCAAAGGCGCATCGACGACGATGTTTTCGAGATTGCTATTGCGATCATCATGAGCGGAGCGCTTGACGAATGAGCCTGACGACATGCTTGAAGAAAGCGGGAGACGCCATCGACCCCGCGGACAAATCGGCGATTCTTGACCGTGCGCGAGCGCTGCGCAGTGAAGGCAAGAGCCCGCATGAAGCGGCCGTGCAGGCGGTGAGCGAGCAACTTGCGGCGGTGCGCTCCCTGCTTGGTGATGCGCCGGCCGAGCCCGCTGTGGCGGCGCCGGCCGCGCCTAGCGGAAACACGATCTTCACTGACGACATGGCCGCCGCCGCGCGCGAGCGTTTGCGCAAGAAGATCGGCCGCCTGCAGTCCGGCATCGACCCCGAGACGATGATGGACGGGCTCATCCTGGCCGGCTACCACATCGAGAAGGGCGCGCGCACGTTCGCTGCTTTTGCCCGAGCGATGCTGGCCGACATGGGCGAGGCGGTGCGGCCGTACCTCAAGAGCTGGTACATGGCCGCACGCTACGACCCACGGCTGGCTGGCCTGGCTGGCGAGATGTCCGGTGCCGCCGAAGTGGAGGCGTTCGACATTGATGCCGTGCAGGCGGATAATGGCACTGACGATGCACTCGACACCGACGCCAATCTGGAACGAAATCGCAGCGACGCAGAAGCTGCGGACTCCGACGTGGCGCCGTCTGTTTCCGATGGAGCAGGGGCCGGCGCTCGACGCGGCGCTGCAGGAACTGGAAGCCAGGCTCGAAGCCAGAGGAGCCGACCCGCGAACGATCCGGGCGTACCTGCTGGTGGCGCCACTGCTGGCGGAGAACGAGGCGATCAGCGCCTGGATCGAGACGAGCGGACGGACAGACCTTCGGAGTTCGATGCCGGAACTGACTTCGATCAACGAGGCGTTGATTCTGGCGAGCAACGAGCACCGTCTGATGCCGTCGCAACAGAACAAGTTGCGCGCGCTGCTGAACGAGGCGTAACAGACGCGCAGAAGCGCCAAGCACAGCGCGCCGCCGAGTCGATCGCCGTGCAGCCCGGCATCGACAACATCCGAGCCACGCTGCCGTATCTGCTGCCCGAGCAGCAAGAGGATGTGCAGAAAGCCGAGGCGCGACTCGACAAGCCGGACGGCTACGGCATGCTGTTCACAAACGGCACGGGCACCGGCAAGACCTTCACCGGCTTGGGTGTGATCAAGCGCTTCGCGCGCCGCGGCAAGACCAATCAGCTCATCCTTGTTCCAGACGCGAAGATCATGGCCGACTGGATCGAGTCGGCCAAGGCGCTGGGCCTCACTGTCGCCCCGCTGTCCAACACGAAAGACGCCGGAAAAGGCATCGTCATCACGACCTACGCCAACGCGGGCGACAACCTAGCGCTGGTGCGGCGCGAATGGGATCTGGTGACAACCGACGAGGCGCACCAACTCATGCAGGGCAAGGACGGCGAGGCGACGCGGGCGCTGGCAACCGTGCGCGCGATCACGCGCCACCCTGACTATGCCTACACGCGCCACTCGATGTTGCATGCCGACGAGATCGAGGCGCTGCGCCAGCTCGGCGAAAAGATCACCGCCAACACCAAGGCCGGCACCCCTGAAGCGCGCGCCGAGAACACGAAGCTGCAGGCGCGCGCCGACGCACTTTCCAAGTCTCTGCGCCAGAAGCAGGAAGCCGTCGAGTCCGACGTGGCGGCCAAGCAAGGCGCCGCGCGCACGCGCCTGCTCGCGCTGTCGGCCACGCCATTTGCCTACGAGTACACCGTCGATTGGGCCAACGGCTACCTGTTCGACTACCCGAAGGTCGAGCGCACCGGCTACAACGTGCCGAACGGCTGGCAACAGTTCTTCATCGAGCATTTCGGCTACTCGATGCGTGTCGGCAAACTCACCAAGCCCGACGCCAGGGTGGATTCGGGCCTGATGCAGCGTCAGTTCAATGGCTGGCTCAAGAAGCAAGGCGCGCTGTCTGGCCGCATGCTTGAAGTCGAGGCCGACTACGACCGCAAGTTCGTGCTGGTGGAATCGGCCATCGGCAACCGCATCGACGCGGCGCTAGATTGGATCGCGCAACAGAAAGACGCCGAGCGCCAGGCCGATGGCAAAGACAAATCGCAAGGCATGAAACTGCTGTCTTCGGCGATCAACGATCGGCTCTACGGCACCGACGGCCATCTCGTGCGCCGCTACCTGCTCGAAGCGATCAAGGCCAAGGAGTCGGTGTCGATCATCAAGCAGCATCTGGCGCTGGGCCGCAAGGTGGTGGTGTTCCACGACTTCAAAAAGGGCGGCGCGCGCAACCCGTTCAGCATGGATGCGGTGCCGCAAAGCGTGATCGATGCCGGTATTGGCGGCGATGAGATTCAGGCCACGAAAGCGCGCGAGTCGCAGCAGTTCAACGAAGCACTTGCCCGCTTCAAGGCCAAGTTCCCCGACCTGACCTCGGGTGATGCGCTGTCGGGCCTGCTGTCACCCATTGATCGTTTCACGCAAGAGTTCCCCGACGTGCTGCTCATCAACGGCGACGAGAAGCCACGCGATCTGTTGGAGCGCTACAAGCGTTTCAACGACGACAACCAAGGGCCGATTGTGGCGCTGGTGCAGAGCGCAAAGAACAAGGGTTGGAGTGGCCACGACACAACCGGCAAGTACCCGCGCGTATTGTTCAACCTCGGGCTGCCGACGCAGCCAACCATGACGATTCAGCAGGAAGGCCGCATCTACCGCGTGGGCCAGGCGAGCAACGCAATGATGCGCTACCTGAACACCGGCACGACCTGGGAGCGCTGGGCCTTTGCGCAGACCATCGCACGCCGCGCCAGCGAAGCCGAGAACTTGGGCCAAGGAGAACACGCGCGCGCGCTGCTAGACGCCTTCATCACCGGCTACGAGGAAAGCGACGCCTACCCGCCCGGCCACGAAGGCGAGGGCACCGGCGGCAAACAGCGCGACCGCGCGCTGGCAAACGTCATCACCGAGTACGACCGCGCCAAGTCGTTCTACTACGGCACGCAGAAGAAGAACAGTAAGACCAAGGCGCAGGAAGGCGCCGACTACTTCGCCACGCCCGAGCCCGTGGGCTTGAAGATGGTGCAGTGGCTGAACCTGCGCGGCGGCGAGGATGGGCTTGAACCCAGCGCCGGCCACGGCGCGATTGCGCGCTGGCTGCCCGACAACGTGACGCGCACGGCCGTTGAGCCGAGCATGCAACTGCGCGCGCGCCTGGCGCTGTCGTTCGACGGCAAGATCGTGGACAGCCGATTCGAGGATCTGAACGTCGTCAACAAGTACGACGGCATCGTGATGAATCCGCCTTTCGGCACGGCCGGCCGCACGGCGATTGACCATCTCGCCAAGGCCGCGACGCACCTTCGAGACGGCGGCCGCATCGTGGCACTGATCCCTACAGGCCCGAGCGCGGATGCGAAGTTCGACAAGTGGTTCTACGAGGCGCAAGACAGGCCCGTGAAGCCGCTGGGAACCATCGACATCGACGGCAAGGCCACGCCGATCTACAAGGGCGACAAGATCGAGTCGCGCGCGAGCTGGGCGCCGACCGGCACGGTGACAGGCTGGCGCGATGGCAACCCGCTGGTCAAGGCGGATGCGCCGGAGTTTCGCGGTGCCGTGTCGATGGTGACAGGTCAATCCATCAAGGCCGTGCAGCCGACAGGCAAGCGCGACGAGCAGTACCGCCCCGCCGCCGACTTGCACTTGGTGGCCGACATCCGCCTGCCGACCGCGACCTTTGAGCGCGCAGGCACTGGCGTCATGACGCGCATCGTCGTCATCGAGAAACAGACCGACGCTGCGCGCGCGCCGCAGCAGCAAGGTGTGCGCGACCTGACCAACGCGGCCGACATCAACGAACTGTTCGACCGCTTGGAGAACATGGAAGTGCCACCGCGCCGCATGACCGCGGAGCAGGAAGATGCGCAAGCCGCCGCGCCGCCGCCAGTCGCAGCGCGCGCCGAAGCAAAGGCCGAGAAGAAGCAGGCGCAGGCTGCCGGCGCCGAGATGGCGCAGCAGCAGGGCGCCGACATCGTGGAGCACGTCACCGCCAAGGGCAAGACGATCCGCGGCGTGATCCGCACCGATCTGACTAAGGAACAGGCGCAGTCGATTGACCCGTACACATGGAAGAAGAACGGCGGGTTCTTCATCCGATTGGAGCACCTAGCAAAGCTCAACGAGCGCTTCCCGCCGTTTGACCAGCGTGGTGGTGATGTGGCTTTCAGCATCTCCGAAGACGCACCTACCTTCGATGGCGAAATTGCACAACAGAACGGAAAAACCGCACGCGGCCTGCCCCTGTTCAGTGTTGACTCAAGTGACGGCCGGGCCGATACTCCGGCCCGTGGAATCGCACCCGAACCCAGCCAGCGACACCGCGACGCTGTTGCCGAGCTTGCCGAAGAACTCACCCGCGACCTCGGACGAGCCGTTGTGCTTGACGCTGTTGATGCAGGAAGCTCACCAGTCAGACGCGGGCCAGGAGAACTTGAGACGGTATCTCGCGTCGCGCGAGATCTGTTCGGGCGAGAAGTAGTCTTCGTCCGCTTCGCCGACAAGGCGATTTTCAACGGTGTGGTGTGGGCCAAACGGCCCGGCCTGATCTACCTCAATGCGGACAGCCGCATGCCGTTGATGGCCGTGTTGGGCCACGAACTGCTGCACCAGCTTCGCAGCCAAGACCCTCGCCTGTACCACGAACTAAACGACCGCCTCACGCAACTTCGTACCGGCGAGTTTCGCTACCGCGACGCCCTGCAAGCGCGCTACGCAAACCAAGGCATGCAGATGCCTTTGCAGTGGCTAGAAGAACTGAACGCCGACATTGTTGGCGACTTCTTCAACGACAAGCAATTCTGGCGCGACTTGGCGGCGAAGGATCGCACGCTGCTCGAACGCATCGCCGACGCTGTAATGCGGCTGCTCGAAGACGTGAGCCAGTGGGTCATGGGCACACGCCCGCTGGGCAGCGCAGCCTACTTGAAAGACATCGACGGAGCGCGCGCGGCTGTGGTGGACGCGATGAGCGCTTTCTCGGCGCGGTCGCAGTTCACGTCGTTCGATGATGGTGGCAAGAGGTTCAACCCGACAAACCCCGACATCCGGTTCAGCCTCACCCCCGACGAAGAACGCGCTTTTGAGCGCGCCGGCCTGGGCGGCAAGCGCTCGCTGGGAACGTCGATCCGCTTAGGCTTTGGCCGCGCGCTGGCCGCGCTGCGCGACAGCAACGAGCTGCTGGCCGAGGCGCGCAGCGGCGCGCTAGACCAGTTCTACGGCATCCGCCGCGCAGTGAAACGCTACCTGGGCGACCTGGGCATTGACCAAAACCCCTACATTACCGCGCGCCTTGCCAACGGCGCAACCAGCGGCGTGATGCGCGCGCTGCTGCTGCACGGCCAAGCGCAGTGGGCGGCCAACGGCCAGCATCTTGAGAAGAAGCCCGGCACCAAGGGCCTGCTGGCGATCCTTGAGCCGCTGGGCAAAGACCCGACCGACTTCTTCGCCTGGATGATCGGCAACCGCGCCGCGCGCTTGAAGCGCGAGGGCCGCGAGAACAACCTGAGCGACGCCGACATTGCTGCGCTGCAGGGCCGCGGCAAAGGCCGCGAAGACCTTTTCAAGAAGGTCTCCGCCGAGTACGCCGACTTCAAGCGCAGCGTGCTTGACGTGGCGCAGGCCGCGGGCCTGATCGACCCTGCGGGCCGCGCGGCGTGGGATCACGCCGACTACGTGCCGTTCTACCGGCAGATCGACGAGCGCGCTGCGTTCAGCCCGACCGGGCGCAAAGGACTTGCAGGCCAGTCGTCCGGCATCCGCACGCTGCGCGGCGGCGAAAGCGCACTGAACGACCCGATCGAAAACCTGCTGATGAACTTTTCGCGCCTCATCGACGCGAGCTTGAAGAACAACGCGATCGGCAAGACCGTGCGGATGCTCGAAGGCACTGGTGTCGTCAAGAAGGTCGGATACGACTTCAAGGCCGAAATCGTGCCCAAGGCGCAAGTCCGAAAACTGCTGATCGAAGCCGGGACGCCCGAGGCCACGCTTGACGCTATTCCAGACGAAGCATTTGACGGCATGGCGAAGATGTGGGCGCTGCAGGCGCCGTCCGACCCGAGCGTGGTGCGCGTGATGGTGGGCGGCAAGGCCAAGTTCTACAAGGTCAACGACCGGCTGCTGCTGCGCGCGCTGACGAGTTTTGTGCCGTTCGACTTCCCGGGCCTGAACGTGATGCGCTTCTTCAAGCGGCTGCTCACGCGCACGGTCACAGCCACGCCCGAGTTCATGCTGCGCAACTGGGTGCGCGACTCGTTGGCCGCTCAGGCAATCACGCCCGGCTTCAACCCGCTCAAGAGTGTGCAAGGCGCAATCAAGAGCTACAACGAGAGCGGCGCGGCCGAAGCGATGCTGTTTGCGGGCGTGAGCTTTCAGAGCGGCAACGTGCAAGCCAACGATCCGGCCGGCACCGGCAAAGAGATTCGCCGCGTGCTGCGCGCCAAGGGCCTGCCGGCGGCGACGGTGGACGGCATTGCTGGTTACGTGGGCGACAAGGTGCTGCGTTTTGCCGAGAGCTACTTCGACATTGGCGACGCGATCGAGAACGCCAACCGCGAAGCGGTGTACGAGGCCACGATGAAAACCACCAAAAACAAAACCGCCGCGGCCTACGAGAGCAAGGACTCCATGGACTTCTGGCTGCGCGGATCGTGGGCGGGCTATCAACTGCTTGCCGACGTGATCCCGTTCCTGAATGCCCGCGTGCAGGGCCTGTACCGGCTGGGCCGCTCCGATCCCAAGCGCTTGGCGCTGGTGGGCATGATGATGGCCGCGGCAAGCATGTTGCTGGCCTGGGCCAACGACGGCGAAGATTGGTACGAGGAACTGCCAGATTGGGACAAGGATGCGAACTGGCACTTCAAGATCGGCGAAAGACACTTCCGCCTGCCCAAGCCGTTCGAGATTGGAGTGTTCTTCGCCACCATCCCCGAGCGCATTGGCCGCCAAGTCAAGGGCCTGGACACCGAAGACAAGACGTTGAGCCGCTTGTGGGCCAATGTGCGCGATCAACTTGCCATTGACGTGGTGCCGCAGGCGGTGCGGCCGGCGATGAACGCCTACTTCAATTGGGACAGCTTCCGCGAGCGCCCAATCGAGAACAAGGGCGACGAGAACAAGCTGCCGCGCGCGCGCTACAACGCCAGCACCAGCGACACCGCGCGCGTGGTGGCCGGCGCGATGGGCGACACCGCCGACAACCTTGGCTTGAGCCCGAAGAAGCTCGAATACCTCGTCAACGGCTACTTAGGCACGGCTGGCATGTACGCACTGACCTTGAGCGACATGGTGGTGCGCAAGCTCGAAGACGCACCCCAGCGTCCAGCGCTGCGGATGGACGACTACCCGGTGGTGCGTGCGTTCTACCGCGAAGATCCGGCGCGCGCAACGGTGTTCGAGTCCGACCTGTACAAACTCGACCGCGAGGCCGACAAGATCGCCGCGACGATCCGATCGCTGCGCGCCGAAGGCAAGAGCGCCGAAGCCATGAAGATGATGCGCGAAAACGCTGGCAAGGTCGCGATCAAGCCGGCGCTCGACGCCGCCACGAGCCGGCTTGGGAATTTGACCAAGGCGCGCGACGCGATCATCATGGATCGCACGCTGACGCCCGAGCAGAAGCGCGAGAAACTTGACGAGCTACAACTCAAGCGCAACGCGCTAGCCAAGAGCGTGATGCAGAACCCGGCCGTCAGGCAGGCGCAGTAGCCAGGCCGAAGACCACAGCCACCGCTCCGGCGGCGGCCAGCAGGATCACGCCAGCCCCGAGCAGCGCCTCGAAGCTGCTCGGGCCGGCGCGCTCCGCGCGGTCGAACAGGAAAGCGCCGCCGATGACCCCGCCCGCGCCCAGCGGCACGAGCCACGGCTGCGCGAAGCAGGCCAGGCCAGCGAGGAACAGGAAGACGGCAAGGGCGCGCACGGCTCGATTGTGCGCTACTACGCAGGGTTGCAAGGAAGCAAGGGTTGCCGCCCCTCAAGATCAAAACCACCACAAAGCGAAACGCCCACCGAAGTGGGCGTTTCTGTCTAGGTGCCGGCGGCTTGCCTTTTACCATCCGACTGCTGGCCTGCAGTCGAACCCATGTGCCGCGAAGGTTCGTGGGCTGTTGTTCGGCCTCTTGACGTGGATGAATTGTTGCATATCCCGCTGATTTTCCGCAATAGGCTTTTTTTCCTCTATGCACTGGTGCCACCGCCCGACAGCATCACGCTTTCTCCTGTTGCGCCTGCCTCTGCAGCCACAGTTCGAAGTCAGAGCGGTTCCAGCGCACCGTCTTGCGCGACAGCCGCAGCGCCGGCTTGGGGAAGTCTGGCCGAACCTCGACTGTCTTGCGAAGCACCTCCTTGCTAATGTCGAGCTTCTTGGCGATGTAGTCGCGGTCGATCATGTCTGTGGTCATGGTCGGCTCTTCCATCTTGTTGCTGCCGCCTTCGCGGCAATATCCCTTCGGCGCTGTGGCGTAAGCGCCGCTGCGCGCGCGTTACCGCCGGCCGCGCGCGCCGGCTGCCGCTTCTTTGTGTACAGGGTCAACGTGTCGATGCCGCGGCCGCAACAGTTGTCGAGCGCGCATGCGACCTCAACAGCCTTGCGCGCATCGTGGCCCAGGTGCATCGCCGCAAGCGCGTAGTCGCGGCCCGAGCCGATGGCGTAGAACGCCTGCTCGTTGTGTTGTGGGTAGGGCGTCTTTTCGTAGCTGAAACATCGACCGGCCTCGTCGATGAACACAGCGGCGCCGCGATCGTCCCTGTTCTGGCCGTCTCGCGGCCAAGCGCCAACGTCTCTGCCGGCCCGAAACCACGCAAGCAGTTCAAGCGCTCGATCGCTGTCGCCACACAGCCCTACCAGCCCGCCGGGTACGCGGTAGATCTTGGTGACGGTGTTTTGAAAGCCGACCCACGTCGCCGCCTTGTCGGCCGCAAGCGTCTTTCCATCCCAGGCAATTACAGTCAAAACCAAACCTCCTGCGGCGCCTGGCCAACGACAAGATAGAAGCTCAGTGAGATGGTGCTCACAGCCCAGCCTCCGGTCGATACGCCGCGTGCTGGTTGGCGCGACGCCAAAACATCGGCTCGTCGCCGCGCATCAGCGACAGATGCGCCACCACATCATCAGTCGGCGTCATCGCTCCGGCCCAAGAGCCGCTGTAGTAGGCAATCGGGTGCAAGCACAGCGCGCAGAGCACGCGCATATTGCCCTTGACCGCGTGCATCGCAACCGTGGGCTTGAGCCGGCGGAACAAGTAAGTTACGCCGCTGCGTGGACTTGACTCGATGAACATTCCGGTCAGCAGGTACTGCCTGAACTGTCGGTGCTGCACCATCGAAGCCAACAGGTCAAGCGCTGCGCTTTCCTGCTCAACGCCCCATGCGTCTGCACAGCCCAGCGTGCGTAGGTCTTGTGTCAGGTGATGAATCGCCGGCACCTTGCCGTGGCGTATGCGTCCGTCGTGTTCCTCAAACACCACGATGTCGCAGCGCCAACGCGTCGAGTTGAACTCGTTGCGCACCTTAAATTTGGGCGGCCCTTCGGGTTCCGGATTGGCGCCGATTGCCATGAGGCCCGCGGCGTTCGGGTAAGCGGGCTCTATGACAAGCCGCTCGCTTTCAAGCGGCATCGGAATACCAGCCCATTCGGAGCGGTCGGCGGCGACGCGGCGTAGTGCGTTGCGCAGCCCCGCGTGCGTGTCATGCGCTTCAAGCGCGGCGCGCTCATCCTCCGGCGCTGCGTGCCACAGCGACGGCGCGGACTGACTCAGCCTTGACAAATTTCTTGCCTGGCGGTCGGCCGCGTCGCTTCGGCGCATTTGGCGCAGGATCTGCTGCCGCAGCGTCCGCTTGAGCTTCTGCTTGTTCTTGGGCACGGATGTTGTCCTCAATGTTGTCGGCCTGTCGGGCTTGCACAGGGTCAAAGTCGGCGATGACGTACTCGCACACGTTCTCGTCAAAATCGAGCGCGCGTGTAAACACCGGCTTGCCTTTAACCTTTGTCTCGATGAGCAGGGCATAGCCTCGGCGGATCATGTCTTTCACGATGCGCGCCGCTCGGATGCGTTCGGCAGGGTTCTTCGGGTCAAACGACAGCTTGGTGTCTCCATCGCCGACGTTGAGGATGCCAACAGTGCCGGTGGTGACAGAGTTGAGGCGCTCGTTCACGGCCGCGCGTCCTCAAGCCGAAACACGATGCCGCGGCAGAACGGCTCTCCCTCGTCAGTGACGATGAACGCCGAGTGCGGTATGTCGGTCTTGTACGTCCACAACGGCTCTCCGCCGCCGACATCCCACAGTGCCTCGATCGTCTTGAAGCCGGCGCGCAGTTTGTCGAAATACGCCGCAGCCTCGCTTTCGTCGAGGTAACCGTCATGCGGCCATGTTGGCACCAAGCCGTCAGCGTTAACGCGGAACGTCGTGCCGCGCCAAGCGGCAACTTCATCATAGATCGCGCCACGCAGTTCCGCGTTGTCGTCGGAGTAGCCAAACACAACAACGAGGCCCGCGGCCTTCGCATCGGCTTCTTCGGCCAGCGTCATTTCGCTGCCGTAGGCGCGGCCTTGCAGCCGTGCGGCCAGATCCGCGGGCGTCATTCCGGGCTCCCCAGCAGGATCAACACGCCAACGCCGCGCACGTCGCGCACGATGTCTGGAAACGATCGTCTTGCCATATCGGTCTTTCCTTAGAACGTGGTGGGTTGCTCAATCGCGCGAGTGATCTTCATGAACCCGGTTTGCAGGTCGGCGCGACCCATCGCCAGCCAGCGCATCGGCTCGGTAACAACAGAGTGTGGCGCGTGTCCTTCTGGCAGAGGATCGCGGCTTCGATTGTCAAGGAAGTGGTCAACACGGTTGACCAGATCGCGCGTGGCTTCGGCGTGGGCCTTGACCTCGTTGATGAGCGCGGCCTCGGCCTCGGTAAGCTGGCGGTAGCCGGTGATCTTGGGTAGGGTCATGGTGTTCAAGGGACTCCTTTCATGCGGCGGTGCCGCGGTAGTTGAAAACGCTGGCGTTGGCAGCTGTTTCAAGCCACGCTTTGTTGTGAATGATCTTGCTGACCAAAGAGCAGTGAACGCCGTAGTCCGCGGCAAGCGCGGCCATGGTTGATTCACCGGCAAAGTACCGGCGCCGAATCTCACGCGCCTTGTCCATGCTCAGTTTCGCGGCCGCGCGCGCGACCTCGCGGCGACGCGCCTCGCGCGCCGGGTTTATCGGATAGCGCCCAGCGCTCACGGCACCAGAAATAACTTCGAACTTGCTCGCCGCTTTCATGTGCTTCGGCGACAGACAAAGCGAGTTCCAGCACGACACGATGGTCAGCGGCTTGTTCTTGGGCCGCTTCATGCCAAGCATGGTAAACAGCATCGGCCGCGCGTGGCGCACTCGGTTCTGGCGCTGTGGATCTGACACCAGCGGCAGAGGGCTTTTCCCGCTTGTGGTGGCGCCAGTCCAGATCATGCAGTCGCCTTCTTCGATGCAGCGTCCAAGGATGGATTCAACGGTGTGGTTCATGGTCATCTAGAAAGGGATGTCGTCGTCCATGTCGTCGAAGCCCGATCCGGTTTTCTGCTTTGGCGGCTGCGCCCTGCCGCTCTTGGCGTCGGCGTAGCTGTTGCTGTTGCGCGGTGCTGGTGCAGGCGCTGCGCCCTGTTGCTGCGGCTGGCCGCCAGCAAACTCAATGGTGCTCACGCGGCCGACAAGTTTGCTGCCTGGTGTGCCGTCGCGCGCCTTGAACTGCTCGATGTGCAAGTCTTCGAGCGTGACGACAAGCCCCTGCCCCTTGAGCATGTACTCAGCCAGCGCTTCGGCGCGCTGGCCCCATAGGCTCGCATCAATCCACTGCACCGGCTTCTTGCCGCTCTCGTCTTTGCGACCGTAGTTAAAAGCCAGCGACAGGTTCATCACTGGATCGTTGTTCGTGGTGTATCGAAGCTCTGCATCGCGGCCCAGGCGAGCGTAGCCAAACAGGGTAATCATCAGTACGCCTTTCCGCCGGCTGCAGCGCGCGCTTCCGGCTTGTGATCTGCGCGATGCGCGTTGAATGCCATCTTCTCGGCGATGGCGCTTCCTAGGCTGTAGCCGTAGGCACCGGCCAAATCGAAGATGCGGATGGCCGCGTCTGCCAACTCGACCTCGCGCATGTCACGGTGAGGCAGTTTGTCGTCCTTGAGGCTTTTGCGGTCGCCCTCCATCGCTTCGGCGACCTCGCTGACAATCAGCATGAGCTTGTTCGAGAACGTGAGCGGGTTGTCTCGCGTGTCGCTGCCATCGGGCCGATGCCACCAGCCGGCGCGCAAGGCTGCCCCGTGACACGCAGCGGTCAACTTGTTGCCTGCCGTGGAAACGTCTTCACAAATGTTCAAGTGCCAGTTCCTTTCTTGTCTTCGTTGATGTTGTTTGAGCGCAGCGCCAGCATGGCGTCTGCGTAGTACCAGCGCCAAGCAAAGTAGCGCCGTTCTTTGCGGGCGCGCCGCTCACTGTCTCGGGCGTCAGCGCTTTCCTTGATAGCCCGCAGAGCGGCCCGGCCGATAGTGGATTGATTAGGCTCGTCCAATTCCCACGAGCAGTCATTCATCCATTCGCGCAGTTCTTTCTTCAACGTCTCGCTCAGGTCGGCGTATCCCGGCTGCATGTTGAGTGCGGCGCTAGTCGAGAGAACCATCGGAAGAAGCGGCTCGTCAGCGTCGATAACGAACCAGTCGGGGATGTCATCGGGCGCCTGCGCCGCAAAGTAGTCTCGCAATGTCAGCGGCTCGCGCAACCTACCC